ACCCCCTTACCCCCATAGTTATAGGTATTGTCAAGCGTCTGTCAATAAGTTACGTTACGTCACATTAAATATGTTTTACATATAGTGTCCTTAACTAAGGATAGTGGTTAATTAGGTGCAAAAAACCCCGTGTGTGTAACTGTACATATACGTATAACGTAGACCCCTACCATGGCCCATGCCCCTCCCCTTTAGCAATCTTGTTAAGTCATTGAAATTACTACATATTTATTAATGGTTAACTCAAAAGAAATATTTTATTCTAGTTTTAGCCATATAAAACACTAATAAGGCATTGTTATTGCTACACTTTTCTACTGATATACTTTCAATGGATAGTATGTGATCACAAAAAAGCATACCCCTATGGATGTGATCACGAATTACACCTATACGATGCACATACACACATACAGTTTGTGATCACAAATATAGTAGAACAAAATAAGAACAACCTAGATTTCCAGTACATAATAAGAACAAACAAATTTGTTTTTGTTTAAATTCAATAACTTATAAAATAATTTAAAAAACCTATTGCAATTCAAAAGATGTTCGGGTTAATGTAGATACATCGAAAGCGACAAGAAACAAAACGCAAGCGATGTATATCCTTCAAAGTGTTTCAGCGTCCTTAAGACGGATACGGTGAAATGCCCTATCAAAACAGACTAACAAGACTAAACACATTACAGACTAACAAACGACTACAACTTAGAAAGAAACACAGACAACAGAATAACAGATATATAAGAAACAAACTTAAGACAGCTAGTATGCCTGATAGTATACTCATGATGAACGTATGTTGCCGATTTCTCTTAATTGAGTGGGCTAACCTGTAAGGCCAGGACTGGTATATTTATGCCTGGCTATAGGGTGCTCTTAAAGGGTGGATACTATGCACAGTACATAGATGTGCACATGTTTGAGCTAACAGATTGTGACTATTCGGTTACACCCTGAGCTAAAATGAGCCAACTCATTCTTGCGCTATTGACGCATGGGCTTAGGGTGTGACTTACTAAAGACAGTTGCTTTTTGTGGGTGCATCTGAAACCTCCCAAGTAGATGTACCCTCATGAAGTAACACAAACGGAGGAAAGACAATGAACGTATACAAGACAAGTGATGGTTATACATTTTATCAACAATCAAGTGGTGTACTTACTGATACACCTGACATAAACGATTGCGATATGATGTACCCCGATTTACGAACTTTAATGTTTGTTGATCCAGATACAGAAAAACAGGAGGTTTAAACATGGATGAAGAACGAGGAGCAGCGACAATAAAAGTGTACCTACTCAATGGTGCAATAACAGTACTGCATGGTGATACTGGAAAAGTATTACTAGAACGTGAAGCATCCAAAGGTGATTGGAACAGAATATGGGCAGCACTAGAAGGTGAATTACCCAGTGCAGATCCGTATCGTGCAGCATATTATGGAGAGGTGTAAACATGACATACAAACTATTAGGCGTAGGAACAAACGCCAAGACAATCAAAGGTGATGGTAGTGAATACCTTACAGCTATACTTTACATGACACCGTGGAAAGTTATGGTTGATGGTAAAGCTTTCAACTCTTGCCCTATGGCAGAGCAAGCAAACTGTATTGACGCTTGTTTGTATACAGCAGGACGTGGTGCATTTAATAATGTGCAAGCTGCACGAATGCGTAAGACTGAATGGTATTACAAAGATCGTGAAAGCTTTATGCGTCAACTACATAAAGACGTTACCAAGTTTCAAGCTTATTGTGACAAGCGTGGCATACAGCCATGCGTTAGGTTGAACGGCACAACAGACATACGTTGGGAGACAGTCAAGCTAGATGGTCAAAATATCTTTGAGCTATTCCCATCTGTGCAATTCTACGACTACACCAAGATTTCTAACAGAAAGACTAAGGACATATTCAACTATCACTTAACGTGGTCATACTCAGGTGCGAATATCCAGTATGCCGACAAGCTACAAGATGCACTCGACAATGGTATGAATGCAGCGGTGGTATTTCGTAAAGAATACAAGCTACCCGAATGGCGTGGCATAAATGTGACAGACGGTGACAAAGATGATTTACGCTTTCTTGATCCTTGCAATTCAATTGTGGCGTTGTACGCTAAGGGCAAGGCTAAGAAAGATACAACAGGATTTGTAGTAGACATATAAGGAGGAATTACAAATGATTACCAAAGATTCAATAGAAGCTTACAACAAACAATTTAAACAACTAATAGGATCAAATATACTGGACTTTAAAATGGTGCAATGTGAGTTTGATCCACATCAGTATTGGCCTACGTTCAAGATGCGATTGGGTGACCAAAGATACAAGCTTGTCTTGTCGCAAGATACAGAGGGCAATGGTGGTGGATTTGCTTTCATAGAATAGAAACAGGAGAAAAAATATGACTATTAAAATATCATTAGAAACTATATCACCTCAGTATGCAGATACGCTACTAGAGACACACAACACAGACAACTACAGGAAAGTAAAAGAAAAACAGGTAGATCTATACGCTAGTGTTATGGAGCGTGGCGAGTGGTTACCTGAAGCAAGTACTATTGTAATTGATAACAATGGTGTACTGACTAATGGACAGCATAGACTGTTGGCTATACTCAGATCAGGCACAGCTATAGATATGATTATTGTACGCAATGCAGACCCAAGAAGTAGGTATGTCATTGATGATCATATGCCTAGAAAAATGATGGATCATGTAGGGTGTGAGCAATACCATGTGTCTATGGTTAACACTTATCTAAGATCCAAAGGTACTAATGTAGTGAGAGAATACAAAAAGAATGTAGACTTTTTCACATCCTTAATTGAGGGTGAGATGGGTAGACTAACTACAAAATTGAATGATCTACATGGGAGTTACAGAGATACCTTTACTAGCTACGGAATGAGGGCAGCACTGATACTTTCTGTACTTAGTGGTGAGATACTTGAGGAAGAAGCTATAGAGTTATTTCATAAGCTAATAAGTTTTAGAAAAGCTAGAGATAAAAAGACAGGAGAGCTTAAGTATATTATGAATGCTAGTGTAAGAGCAGAAGCACAGAGAAATATGACACCTCTCATGTCTAAACTTATAGATATACTAGATGCAAATAATATACCAGTATACGATGGTAAGTTAAACAAGTGGGTTATTGATAAGTGGAGTGCGATTTGCCACCCATCGCCTAAGCTAATGTATGCAGCGTATCAAGCACTACACAGTGATACACGAGACAACACAGAGTTTAGTGGCTTCTTTGACCCAACAATAACTAAAGTATTAGGATTGAACTAATGAAAGAATATAACTTCACATTAGCTAATGCTGTTGAGATTTGTGAACAGTCAGTGATGTCTGACATCGATGAAGAGACAGCAGCATGGCAATATCTGATTGACACAGGTGTTGCGTGGCAATTGCAAGGGTGGTTTGGACGTACAGCTAAACGACTAATTGATGAGGGTTACTGTACATATAAGGAGGAAGAACAATGCTTGAACAAGAGACATACATAATGACTGAACAAGAGATGGAAAACTTAATCAATGATGCATTCGGTGCAACGTTCTGGAAATACCTAGCGTTTGTATGGTCTGGATTAGAGGAGGACTATTAAAATGGCTAACAAGAAACTAAAACTAAAACTAAATCGTGATGAAGTACTGGAACTACTAGATGCGTACAACATCATGGATCAAATATGTACAGACTTTAGAGAGATGTTTGATACTGATCTTAGTAAGGTGCGTAAGTTGGAAAGCATGTCTATAAAACTAAAAGACATGTTTGACTTTAGACCCATAACAGATAGTGAGGGAGATCCTAATCATTGGCGTTCATACGTAATGCCTGATGATGATAGGGCATGGTATCACACACCAAAGAAGGACAAATGATATGCAACTACAAGATTTATTCTTTAACAGACAGAAGATAGTTAACGTGGCACTTAGCTTCAAACAACTGGAAGTAGATGCAGTCTCTCCGTTTAACACTGAGGAGGAGAGACACTTAGCAGTAGATAAAATCTGTAAAGGCAATGTGATTATCAATCAACTAGAGGAGATACTGGATGCAGTATAGAAATATAGTGATAGCAGCGGAAGACTTTGGGTGTGATGAAATAGACACAATAGCAAAGATAATAGAGAATTACATTGAAGAGCTAGGATTATCAGACTACGATAAACTATCAGGTTTTAGATGGAGGATAGATGTAAGTATGAGGTACGACAATGAAAGTTAGGACATACCATAAGAACGGTAAAGCTGTACAGTTTTTAGGCTACAGTGACATCGATGCATCCAATGCAGCTAAGGTTGTCATGGGTGAGGTAGGAGATGTCGGATACTTCAAGCCAAGACTAGGCACAGATGAATGGATATACGATTGGATATACAAAAAAGAAATAACGGATGAAGACTTACAGAGGGTGCTAGGCAGATGAAGACGTGCACTAAATGCGGAGAGGCTAAAGAGTTTAGTGAGTTTCATAAAGCTAATAAATTACCTGATGGCTATCAATACAACTGTAAGAGTTGCAAAAAATCTATGGCTGAAGATTGGTACTATAACAAAGGAGGTAAACAAAAAAATAAAATAAGTGGTCAAAAGTATAAAGCTAGTAACAGAAAAAAAGTTAATGATAAAGCTAGGAAACAATATAAAAAACATAGAATAAAAATACTTGAAAGATTAAAAATAAAAAGACAAGAAAACCCTGAGTGGAGGGAAGAATTATACGAAAAGACTAAATCATGGAGAGAAAAAAATAAAGAATATTTTAAAGAGTATATGAAAAAATATCATTCCAAACATTACCAAGACAATAAAGAAAAGTATTATGAAAGTTCAGTACAAAGAAAGGCTGTGAAATTAAATGCTATACCTAGTTATTTAAAAGATTGTAAAGTTGAAAAAAGAAGAATGCTAAACACTTACAAGTTAAGTATATCTATAACTAAAGCGACAGGAACACAACATCATGTAGATCATATGTGGCCTTTAGCTGATGGAGGGCCGCATTGGAGTGGTAACTTACAGATCATAACGGCTGAAGAAAACTTGAGGAAACACGCTACAGTAGATCCTACTGTGAAGACAACGATACAAGATATGTTAATTGAAGAAGAGCAGATGCGTTATGCACAATATTAAGGAGACTACAAAATGAGACTATACATGAACAAGCAAGGCGAGTGGGTAGGCACTCAGGCTGAGGCTAAGAAGATTAGTGCATCTATGGTTGATGTACCTGTGGACAAGCCTAACCTACTCAAGTGGCTGAACACATTTACTGGTGCAATAGATGATGCAGCTAAGGAAGTAATGCAAGACAAGCCTAAACCTGGACGTGTGACACAAAAAGCACACGCATGGGATACTATTATGCAGTGCGCTAAAAATGCTAGTATAAATGATTTAACTATGGCATTGATCGTGTACATGGATAGAGTGCAAGACATTGCAGACAAACAGAAGGAGACACAGCAATGAACTACAAGACATCACAAGGTGTAGAACTAGCAGACGATGGGTACACCAAGGTAACACAAAAGAAAAGTTTAGGGTACGGATGGGAAGCTACGTTGTACAACAATGACCGACTCGTACTCACACAAGATGCTACAGGAGAGACACTGAGCATACCACCAGAGTCTACGCAAACACTGCGAGACATATTTAAATCTATTAATGAGGAGACATAGACAATGGCTAACAATCAACTTAACACAATTATAAAACACCTTGAGACAGTAGGTAGTATATCAACTCTAGAGGCTATCATACAGTACAACATCATGGCGTTACCTAGACGTATCAAAGACCTTAAGGAGAAAGGGTATAACTTCAACAGCATACGCAAGTCACACCCAGTGACAGGTCAACGCTACACACGTTATGTATTAGCAGAGGAAGCAGCGTAATGGTTTGGGCATTAGTATGGATGCAGTTACTAATCACATCGCAGACAGTGAAATACTTTCACGTTGATACATTTGATAGTAAAGAAGAATGCGTTGCAGCTATGAGCCAAGCTGCTGTGTTAGTATCAAACAAGAGTGAGACACTAGCATGTCTAGAGCTACAAGTAGAGTAGTTATCATGCAGCGCAAGAAGAAATGGGTAGCGTATGATGAGGATGGCTATGTTCTTGTCATATGCAGAAACAAAAGAATAGTAGAGAACTTTGTTAAAAAGAGGAGGAAGAAATGAAAGTCATAGCGTGGTGGAGTGCAGGTGTAACAAGTGCAGTAGCTACTAAGTTAGCCATTGATGAATACGGTATAGATAATGTTGAACCTATATACTTTGCCATTGATAGTGCTCATGACGATAATAAAAGATTCAAAGAACAGTGTGAAGATTGGTATGGGAAGGAGATAAGAGTAGACAGAGCACCTAAACACAAAGATCAGTTCGAGGTTATACTAAAAGATAAGTATGTAAATGGTCCTGGCGGTGCAAGATGTACACTTGTTCTAAAGAAGATGGTAAGGCAAAGGATAGAAAGAAACGAAGAGTACAGTGCTCAAGTGTTTGGCTTTGAGTATACAAAAAAGGAAGTAAACAGAGCTATACGTTTTCAAGAGCAGTACCCTGATGCAAAACCTATCTTCCCTTTGATAGAACAAAGGATGGATAAACCTGCCTCTCTATACTACCTTGAGAAGCAAGGAATAAGAAGACCTAAAATGTATGAGCTAGGTTATGGTAACAATAATTGCATTGGCTGTGTCAAAGGTGGCATGGGATACTGGAACAAGATAAGAATAGATTTTCCTGAGTCATTTGATAAGATGGCTAGGGCAGAAAGAGAGGTGGGTAATAGCTGTATCAGAGGAATATTCTTGGATGAACTAGATCCAAACGCAGGACGCAAACAAAAGATGATCATGCCTGATTGTGGTAACTTTTGTGACATAGAGTTTGGAGAAGTATTACATCCTAGATTAGATGAAGTATATAAAGAACCAGTACAACTTAAATTATTATAGAGGAGGTAGTATGTATTACGCACTAGACATATACAGTAAGACAACAAAGAAGATGTTTGCTTATCATTCAAGCGACAGCCGTAAGGATATATTGCATTTAAAAAAGATGTATGATACGAATGAGTTTGTTTACATCAAGGAGTGTTTTGGAGAGACAGATGAAGACAAAGAAATATACAGAGAGTCTTCCAAATATGGAGGAACCACAGTTGCCAGTTAGTATGCTACAACATATGGAGCAGATGGGTTTACTGCCTGTCTCCCATGATGATGATGGAGTAAACAATATAGATTTACCCTGGAGAAGTAACACAAATTATTTCAGGAGAGATGTATTGGATGAGAGAGGAGAGCCATTGTTCTAATGTATAAGATACCTATAGTAATAATCGTAGTTTACCTACTCGCATTCGTGTGGTTCGTGTATGACACGTACAAAGGTGAAGACGATGGAAGGAACAGAAGAAGATGACACATGATAATGATGAGGCACATGAGAAAGACGATCCCCATGATGACATTACTGACAGTCTTGGGAATCTACCTAAAGAGAATACTGACAGCAATGAGTGTCCTGATAAACGTGATACTAGGAGGACAAAACAATCAGACGTTCAGCGCAAGGAATCACCAGTGGCAGAAAGAGGGAAAGCCTAACGTAGTTTATTTCATTGACATGCTTATTGGCAAAGGTCATTGTGTAGAAGCGTGGGTATATTGGAAAGTGAGGAGAAAATGGTAGACATACCTAAACATACATCGAAGCTATCAGCTATTGTAGACTTTTATCTGCACAGTAGTAGCTTCTGTAGTCTAAGTCCTAAGTCTCAGAAAGACTATGAGACACACCTGGATGTAATACTAAAGACTAAAGTAGAAGGTAGACTCTTAGGTAACTACACAGTGCGTAGCATCAAAGCTAGACACACTAACCTAGCGTATGAGAAGTGGCTTGTGTCTGGTGTACGTACTGCTAACTATCGTAAGGCTATCTTGTCTGCTGCATGGAAGTACAGCTTGAGGTTAGACGTAATGGATAATGACCCAGTACGTTTGATCAAGACGAAGAGCACTAAGCCACGCAAGGTCAAGTGGACTCGTGAACAAGTGTTACTGTTTCTTGATACAGCATATGGTAACTTCAGGTGGCGTAGCATTGGGTTGATTGTACATATGGCATATGAGTGGGCGCAGCGTGTTGGAGACATGCGTACCTTGACTTGGGACAACATTAACTTCAGCGCACAACGTATTGATTTAACACAAAGTAAACGTGGTGCTGATGTGCACCTACCTATACCTGATGATCTACTATCTATGCTTAGACAACAGAGCCAGGACTTTGGATTCCAAAACTACGTAGCACCTAAGACTACACCAGTAGCAGGGGCGTATGTACCTTACGCAATTGACCACATCGATGATGCAATCAACGAAGTCAAAGAGGCTGCAGGACTACCAAAGAAACTAACAGCTATGGATCTACGTAGGACAGCAATCACTGAGATGGTAGAGGCAGGTGTTGAGACTCTTGAGTTGATGCAAGTGACAGGTCACAGGAATCCTGAGTCAGTCAAGCCATATCTGGTCAACACATTTAGTGGTGCAAGTAATGCGTTAAGCAAACGGAGGAGCAAAGATGACCAACATTAAGAACTACTTGGAGTCGCTTGATTTAAAAGAAGAATACAAACACAGAGGTGACTGCCCTAAGTGCAAAGGCAAGAACACATTCACTGCTATACGAGATGGTAGTGCGCTGTTGTACAACTGTTATAAGCTTGACTGTAATACCAAAGGTGTAGTGTCATCAGGCATGACAGCAAGAGAGATACAGCGTAAGCTCAAAGGGTATGAAGAACCTGAATCTGAGCACGAGACATTCACTTGGCCTGAGTATGTAGTGACACCTACTGCAGAACACAGAGATCACGAAAGGTTTATAGGTAGGTGGGGCTTGTATGGTGAAGACTTGATGTACGATGTAATGGATGGACGTGTAGTGTTTCCTATCTATGACAGAGGCAGATTAGTAGGAGCTATAGGTAGATGTACATCCTATACAGGACAGGTTAAGTGGAGGCGTTACGATAGGACACCTACTGTATTCACTCGTGTCGTTGGTAAACCTAGTGGTGTCGTAATGATAGTAGAAGATGTCATCAGTGCAACTGTAGCAGCTAAACTATTTCCAGGCTTAACAGGTCTAGCTATACTGGGTACATCATTCAGTGTATCTAATATGCAACACTTAGATAATTTTTACAAAGTTATAGTAGCATTAGATCCTGACGCTGCATATAAAACACTAGAGTACAAGAGAGAGATAGAGGCTTACACAGGGTTAGAGACTATAGCGTTGAGACTCTATGATGATATTAAATATAAAGTAGAAGCAGACATTAAAAAACTAGAGGAGATAGTTTAATGACACCAAGTGAAGAAGCAGAGTTAGAAGCAAAGCTAACATACGAAGCGTTTATCAAGTGGGTAAAGGTTACCTTCTACTGGATAATGGCAATGTTATTAGTACTAGCGTACTTTAACTTTGGAGTAGATAACAAAACAGGTAGTCAGTACAACGGTGCAGTATACGCACCCAAGAATGTAGGAGACAAGTAATGCAACCAAAGAATGTACCATGCCATATCCGTATCAAGGTAGAGCCGACACAGCAGCAGAAAGGTAGAGCCTGTCGATTACACGGTAAAGACTTCAAGAGTATAGCTGATGCAGCTAGGCACTGGAATGTGAACTACTCGTGGGCAGCAGAACAAGTTAGTAAAGGGTGGAACAAAGAAGGTTTCCCTCAAAAGTATAGGAAGAGTTATGTCTGAACAATACTGTACAACAAAAGGTTTAGGGTGGGCATTCTTAACGTGTGCATTTCTTATAGTGGGTGTGCCTGTACTGATGTGGTTAGCCTTAGAGGGTAGCAGTTGGTACGAAACATTTAGTATGATGAATCCAATGTGGTGATGATATGAAGAAGACAACAATAATAGATGAACGTGTACCACTAGGTAAAGTTTACGTTGACTTGACAGTAGATGAAGTGTTAGAGGCATGTAAGAGGTATGCTTCAGATAAAGCTTTTGATGAAGAGTTAGCTAGGGTATACAACAAGGAGACAAGTTTTGATTGAGAGAGGAGATACACATGATGGAACTAGCATTAATCCGTACTATGTTGGACAAAGAGTTCTACGATAACCACAAGGGTATACGTTGTCCAGATAAGATATTCAGTAAGGATGCACGTAAGATTAAGCAGACGCTTGACTACGCTATGGATACATACGGTAAAAACATTACACCCACAGAGTTAGAGTCTCTGTTCTTTGTTAACAATACCAGTATGACTACAGCTAACAAGCTAGTCTTTAGTGATTTGTTTCAAAAGGTTGCACGAGAGAAACCACTATCTACAGAGATAGCTGATGATGTATTGTCTAAGTTATTTCAACAGGTAGTAGGTGAAGAGATTGCTAACCTTGGTTTTGATTACGTCAATGGATCACAGTCTAGCTTAGAGCCTTTGAGAAACATACTGAGTAACTATCAAGATGATTTCCTACCCAACCTCAAGGTAGAGTGGGATGATACAAGTATTGATACACTACTAAAAGCCAACGACATACAATCACAATGGAAGTGGAACATACCTACGCTTAGACGTAAGACAGAAGGTATCAGCGCAGGACACCTAGTTGTTGTAGGTGCTAGACCTAACACAGGTAAGACTAGCTTTCATGCTAGTACAATAGCTGCGCCTGATGGCTTTGCTTCACAGGGTGCTAAGTGTATGGTGCTGTGTAATGAAGAAAGCTATGAACGTGTAGGTGCAAGATACCTTAGTGCCGCTACAAGTATGAGCATGGATGAAGTTAAGACTAACATGGCGGTGGCTGCATTACGTTACGATCCAATAGAGAAGAACGTCTTTATCAAAGACAGCACAGGTAAAGACATGGCATGGGTTGAGGCTATCATCAAAGCATACGAGCCTGACATTGTAGTGCTTGATATGGGTGACAAGTTTGCATCGAAGACAAGTGATAAGTCGGACATCTATCTTAAGGAAGCAGCCATACATGCACGTAACATATCTAAGGAACACAAGTGTGCAATCATATGGATGTCACAGTTGAGTGCAGCAGCAGAAGGTTTGGTACATCCTGATCAGTCAATGCTTGAAGGTAGCCGTACTGGTAAAGCAGCCGAAGCTGACTTGATGATTCTTATTTCAAAGAACAAGGTGGTTGAAGGACAAGATGAAGAAGAAAGCAGTCAAAGACATCTTTGTATAGCCAAGAACAAACTCAAGGGTGGATGGCATGGTACTATTCACTGTGAGTTAGATGGTGATAGGAGTCAGTACTTAGCATGAGACTTGTAGTTGATGTAGAAAACACAATCACCAAACGAGAGAAGAAGAACATCCTTGATCCGTTTGAACCTGGACTTGAGCTTGTACAAGTAGGTATGCAGAATGTAGACAACCCTGATGAGACATACCTGTTCACGCTTAATCATAAAGAAGATCAAGATGTTGGTGGCTCAAGGGCTATGAACATTCAGCTTATACTGGATAACACAACGCTCTTGATCATGCACAATGCACAGCATGACTTGATGTGGCTGTGGGAATCAGGCTTCAAGTATGACGGTGACATCTATGACACGATGTTAGCTGAGTATTTGTTACAGCGTGGGCAGAAAGAACCTATAAGCTTAGAAGTTTGCGCTGAACGTAGGAATTTAAACTATCAGAAGCAAGACACTCTCAAGGAGTATTACAAGAAAGGATACAACACCAATGAGATACCTTTACAAGAGCTTCTTTTTTATCTTAGGAGTGACCTCGACATTACTCGTGAGTTGTACTTTGCCTTGGAACAAGACTACGCACAGCCAGAAGCAGAGTCCTTACATAGAGTTAAAGACATTACCTTCCGCACCTGTAAAGCCCTCACCAGAATGTATATGTCAGGAATCCGTGTGGACAGAACCGCCCTTCAGCAGGTCCGACTAGAGTTTGAGAAAGAGAAAGCTGAGATAGAGGACAGGCTACAACGTAAGACTCGTAAGCTTATGGGTGACACACCAGTTAATCTCAATAGCCCTGAGCAAGTATCTCAAGTTATCTTTAGCAGACGTGTGCACAACAAAAAAGAATGGGCTGACTTGTTTGACTACACTGAGACACAGCAAGAGTTTAGAGAAGCTATAGAAGCAAACAGTACTATCGTTAGAAAAACTAAAGCTAGTACTTGCCCTGATTGTAATGGGCGTGGCTTAGTACACAAGCTGCGTAAGGATGGTACACTTTACAAGCTACCAACTAAATGTAAGCCATGTGACAGTAGAGGTTATCTACTAACTAAAACTAAAGAGGTGGCAGGTTTATGTTTCTCTGCACCAAGTAAGAAATGGATAAGTGCAAATGGTTTTAGTACTAGTAAGGGCAACCTTGAAAGTCTTATGGCTACCGCTACAAGCAACGGCATGGAGTCTGCTCTTGATTTCCTTACTGACCTTAAGCGTCTGTCTGCTATTAGCAGTTACCTTAGTAGCTTCGTGGATGGTATCGACATATATACCAAGCCAGACGGATTCTTACACGTTAACCTTACCCAAAGTGTTACCAGTACAGGTAGATTTTCTGGACGCAATCCCAACATGCAAAACATGCCAAGAGGAGGAACATTCCCAGTGAAGCGTGTGTTCATATCACGATGGGAGGGTGGACAGATAATGGAATGTGACTTTGCTCAATTGGAGTTCAGAGTTGCTGCATTCCTCTCACAGGACAGCACAGCCATGCAGGAGATAGATACAGGGTTTGATGTGCACTCCTACACTGCAAAGGTTATCAGTGATGCAGGACAGCCTACAGCCAGGCAAGCAGCAAAGGAACATACCTTCGCCCCACTCTTCGGAGCTACAGGGTATGGTAGATCAAAGGCTGTAGCTGCATACTACAAGCACTTCAATGAGAAGTACAAAGGTGTAGCTAAGTGGCACAAGAAGTTAGGTGATGAAGCCATGAGGTTTCTTAAGATAACTAACGTGAGTGGTAGACAGTATGCGTTTCCTGATGTGACTCGTAGGAGTAATGGTAACGTATCACACTTCACTATGATAAAGAACTACCCTGTCCAAGGATTTGCTACAGGTGACATCGTGCCTGTTGTACTACTAGAGTTCGAGCGATTGCTTGAGCCTTTACATTCATGCCTAGTCAATACGGTACACGATTCAATGGTGATAGATGTACACCCTGATGAAGTAAAAAAAGTTTTGACTATAGTGGATACTATTAACTCTAATCTAAACTGTGTTATAAAAGACGCATACGATGTAGAAATGAATGTGCCTTTATTATTAGAAGCTAAAATAGGAAAGAATTGGCTTGACACAGTTGACGTTTAGGGTATAACTAACCATCTTTAACTTTAAAAGGAAGTAAGTAAAACATGAATACAGAACTAGCTATACAAAACGATTTAGGTATGTCTCTTGCAGAGGCAGTAGGTGTAACTCCTCAAAGCGGTGGCGAAAGAAAGACGGCTGCTTTACCTAGAGTAAACCTCATGCACACTGGTATCATGGGTGAGATTGATGTTAACGGAAAGTCTATTAAGACTGAGGTTGTACCGTCAGGATCATACAAGATTACAAGAGGTGAGGATGATGTTGTCTACGCAACTAGTCCTACTGTACGTATCTTTGCAATCAGACAGCAGTGGTCTAAGTGGGATGCCAAAGAAGAGATGATGATGAAGACAGTCATGTCTAGTGATCTAAAGGGTGACCTTAAAGATAACGTTGGTACATTTAATCTAGGTAGACCATCAGGCTACATTGAAGATTGGGATAGTGTACCTGAAAAGACTAAGGATCTGATTCGTAGTATCAAGCGTAAGAAGATTCTCTTTGGTGAGCTATCCGCAACAGGTGTCACTGATGAAGCAGGTGATCCAGTAGATGATATAACTAATATGCCTTTCTCTTTTGAAGTACCACCTTCAAGTATTAAGTCATTGGACTTTGCAGTAAATGCATTAGGGCGTAAGAACATACTACCTATACAGTGTACACTTAATCTTGGTGCTAATTTAGTTAACTCAAATACAGGTAATAGCTTTGCCGTTATGACTTTAGATACGGGTGATAAGGTAGAGTTAAAACCAGAGGATCAGGAAACTCTACATAACTTCTTAGCGTACATCACTACTCAAAACGAATACATTTTAAATGAGTGGGCTGAGAAGAACAAGGACACTATCTCTGATGATGATGCTGCAATAGTGGCAGAGTTTGTTAACGTAGAAGAGGCAGACTAATGAATCACCCTGCTGAACTAGCTGTCTTTCAATACCTTGGCAAAGCTGTCAAGGGTGAGACAGATATGGCTGAAGACATACGTAAGCAAGTTGCTTCTGATGTTGAGGCTGCACTAGAGAAGCAGTTCAGTGGTGGGCCTCGTGACAAGTTTAGATTAAGGATGTCCAACATTGGGCGTCCTACTTGTCAGCTATGGTTTGATAAGAATGACCCTGAAGATAAGACACCATTACCTCCACACTTCTTGATTAACATGATCATAGGGGATATTGTGGAAGCAGTGTTCAAGGGGCTTCTTCGTGCTGCTGAGGTAGACTTCAAAGATAATGATAGTGTAACCCTTAAGTTAAAGGATGGAACAGAGATAAAAGGTGAGTACGACATGGTACTTGATGGTAAGGTAGATGACGTTAAGTCAGCATCACCTTGGTCATACAAGAACAAGTTCAATACTTTTGAAACACTATCTAATAGTGATAGCTTTGGTTATGTGTCACAACTAGTAGGGTATGCCGAAGCTGCAGGTTTAGACGTTGGTGGTTGGTGGGTAGTCAACAAAGCAAACGGTGAGTTTAAATATGTTGATGCAAGCTCTGTAGATAAAGATGCAGTAATAGAAAACATAGAAGATACAGTAGGTTACATCAATGAGGATAAACCTTTTAAGCGTTGCTTTGAGGCTATACCTGAGACACACTTTCGTAAGCAAACTGGTAATCTAAAGCTTGGCTCTGAGTGTGGTTTCTGTTCATTCAAACATAAGTGTTGGCCTAATCTACAAACTCGTACTGCTGTAATGTCTAAAGCAAAGACACCACCAATGGTAGACTACGTACTGTTGAGTCCTGAGTATGCGGAAGCACATTAAAGGTAGGTATCGCAGTGGCCTGGAGAAAGAGGTTGCTGCGTACTTACGTAAGACACAAAAGAAAGTCAGGTATGAGGTACTGAAAGTAGAGTGGGAAGATCTACGCTACCGCACCTACACACCAGACTTCGTGTTAGACAATGGTATTATCATTGAGACTAAAGGTATCTTTGATAGTGACGATAGACGTAAGCATCGTGAGATACAGAGACAGCACCCTGAGTTAGACATACGGTTTGTATTTAGTAATGCAAAAGCTAAGTTGTATAAGGGTGCTAAGTCTAGATATTTTGATTGGTGTGAGCAACATAAGTTTCAGTGGGCGCATCGTGTGATACCTGAAGAATGGCTAAAAGAAAAAGGTAAAGAGATTACAGTTAAGAAGATAGAATTAAAAACAAAAAGGAAATGCTGATGGGTCATAGTTTAGATAATGATGAAATAGCAATAGTTATAAGTCCAGTAGACTACACAGACGATGGTAATTGGGATGGGGATACAAATGTGTCAATAGCAATATCACCTGAGCACAACTTACCTGAACCTATTATTAATGGAATAGTAGATGTAGCAACTATGATGTCAGCGTTCTTAGATATAGCAAATGAACACCCTGACATATACGAATTAGTAAGAGATCACAGAAATTATTTAATGACTTTGGAAGATGATGAAGAAGATAAACCTGTTGTAACTAAAGACGGTAACGTGTATACACTTAACAAGTGGTCAAAAACAAAAGGGAGTGCATGAATGGAATCAACAATAACATTAACTGGTGATACAACTTTGAGTCACGATCAAGTAAACAATCCAGTACACTACAATCATAGCGGCATAGAATGTATTGAAGCTATAGAAGCAATGACAGAGAACATGGCAGGATCTACAGCGCCACACGCTGCTAACGTACTTAAGTATTTGTGGAGACATGAATACAAGAATGGCTTAGAAGATATTAACAAAGCTATTTGGTATCTCAACAGGCTAAAGGATCGTTACAAGGAGCTACATAAATGATAACAGCAGAAGATATAAATGCATGGAAAGACATGTATGAAATGACATTCGGTGACTATCAGATAGAAGCAAGAAAGACTGCTATCTATCCTGAAGAACACAAGATAGTTTACCCTGCGTTAGGACTAGCAGGTGAAGCAGGTGAAGTATCCAACAAAGTAAAGAAGATGTTAAGGGATGGTAAGTTTGACAGAGAAGATGTAGCTGCAGAAATAGGTGACTGCCTGTGGTACATATCAGCTTTGTGCCGTGACTTAAACTTCGACATGGGATATATAGCTAGGTGTAATTTAGATAAGCTTCACAGTCGTATGGAGAGAGGAACCATTAAAGGCAGTGGCGATAAGAGATGAAGTTCAACATTAAACTAACAATTGAGATAGACGAGGAAGAACGAATACTACCTATAGTAGCAGACATGCACGAGGAGGCAGTTACTGAGTTATTCCAAGATATTATTTATGATATTGATGGTGCAGTAATTAGAAAGATAGAGGTTAAAAAATATGAATAACTACTTACCAACAGACTACCAAAGTTTTATACACAAGTCACGTTACGCTAAATACATTGATGGCAAAGGCAGAGAGTCTTGGTCTGAGACAGTTGATCGCTACATAGAAAACGTTGTAGGAAATAAAGTAGACGCAGATACTAAAGATGAAATAATGTTTGCTATACTTAACTTAGAGATCATGCCTAGCATGAGAGCTATGATGACATCTGGTATAGCTTTAGATAGAGATAACACAGCAGGTTATAACTGTAGTTACTTACCTATAGATGACCCAAAGTCCTTCGATGAGGCTATGTTCATCCTTCTCTGTGGTACTGGTGTTGGCTTCAGTGTCGAGAGACAGTTCATTAGCAAGCTTCCCGAAGTGCCTGAACTGTTCGAGAGTGATACTACCGTTGTGGTAAAGGACAGCAAGGAGGGGTGGGCTAAGGCGTTTAGACAAGTGTTGGCTCTCTTGTGGGCAGGTGAGATTCCTCAGTGGGATGTTAGCAGAATACGCCCTGCAGGTGCAAGACTAATAACGTTTGGTGGTAGAGCTAGTGGCCCTGCTCCTTTGGTTGAGTTGTTTAACTTTACAGTTAAAACATTCAAGGATGCCCAAGGACGTAGGTTATCTAGTTTAGAGTGCCATGACCTAATGTGTTTCATTGGTCAGATAGTTGTAGTAGGTGGTGTTAGACGTAGTGCTATGATTAGTTTGTCTAACCTTAGTGATGATCGTATGCGTCACGCTAAGTCAGGACAGTGGTGGAACGAAGCTGCACACAGAGCGTTAGCTAATAACTCAGTATGTTATTCAGAGAAGCCAGACTCAGAAACGTTTATGCGTGAATGGTTGTCATTAGTAGAAAGTAAATCAGGAGAGAGAGGTATATTCAATCGTGAAGCATCTAAGAAACAAGCTGCGAAGTATGGTAGACGTGATCCTAACTTTGAGTTCGGAACTAATCCTTGTAGTGAAATTATTCTTAGGCCGTATCAGTTCTGTAATCTTACGGAAGTTGTGGTACGAGCCACGGACACGGTGGAAGACTTGGCTAGAAAAGTCAGACTCGCCACAATACTTGGCACGATCCAAAGCATGTTCACAAAGTTCCCATACCTCAGAAAAGTCTGGACAACAAACACAGAAGAAGAAAGATTACTGGGAGTCAGTTTAACTGGACTCATGGACAACCCTCTTATGACATCAAAAAACAAAGGATTGGAGAAAACTCTTGAACATTTACGAGAAGTTGCTGTTCATACTAATACTACTTGGGCTGACCGCCTTGGCATTCCACACTCAGCAGCAATTGGGGCCATAAAACCAAGCGGAACTGTATCACAATTAGTTGACTCAGCATCAGGTATACATGCACGTCATAATGACTATTACATCAGGACAGTCAGAGGTGATAACAAAGATCCACTAACACAGATGATGCAAGATCAAGGAATACCTAATGAGCCGTGTGTTATGAAACCAGATAGCACCACAGTATTTAGCTTCCCAATGAAGTCACCAGATAAAGCTGTAACTCGCAACGACATGACAGCCATTGAACAACTGGAGACATGGTTAACCTATCAACGGCATTTCTGCTGTCATAAACCAAGTATAACCTGTACTGTGAAGCCTGATGAATGGATGGAGGTAGGTGCATTTGTTTATAAACACTTTGATGAAATGAGTGGTGTGTCTTTTCTGCCACACTCTGATCATACTTATCAGCAAGCACCCTATCAGGATTGCACTAAAGAAGAGTATGAAGAATTACTAGCTAAGATGCCAAAAAGTATTGACTGGTCTAAGCTTAGTGAGTATGAACAAGAAGATAACACAGTTGGTATGCAAACTATGGCTTGTACTGGTGATGTGTGTGAAGTAGTAGATATAGGAGCATAATGAATGCAAACAGCTAAACAAAAATACACTAATTCTTTTCAATTCGGAACCGAAACAGAACAAGAGTTTATAAATTTAAGAGGTAATAATTTTATAAGAGAGGCTTCTCGTAGTGAGAATATGAATGAGCACTGGGATGTAGAAGATAAGGAGTTTGGTAAAGTTGATATAAAAGCACCCAAAAGAAAAAATCGTAACGGCCCTATTAATTATGATATTCATTGGTGGGAATTTACAAATGTAAATGGTAAACCAGGTTGGGGTACACCAAATGGTATAAAAAGATTTATTGCTTTACGTTTAAAAGATAAATTTATTTTAGTTGATCCAGAGAAAGTTAATCCTTTACTAAAAGATAAATGTACATCTCATTATAAAGGTTTGTGGGGTTTAAATACTAGACGTACAAGAAGTGACTTAGCTGCAATGGTTCCTGTAGAATTTTTTATAGAACACGCTGATCACACTATAGAAGTAGACACAGTTTAAATACTGTGCTACAATTACAACAACAATAAAAGGAGTTAATTATGTTGTTATTTAATATTTTAGTACCTATCGTTTTTCTTTTAACCGCCTACGGTTCTTACAATGATGTAGTTAAACCTGCAGCTAAGGCATCCTGGGAAACAGGTGTAGTTGTTTACGAAAAAAGTGTAGACATTATCCAAGATGTAACTACTGAAGAGACAGAATAATGTATGTCTTAGTGCTCATACTTTCTATTGGGAGTGGCTATGTCCAAGTACAGGCAGTCAATACAGTCTACCCTACTATTGAAGATTGTAAACGAAGTGCAGTAAATATTCGCAATGAACTTATGAGTACTAAGCCATCACCTAACTCTAATGTGTTTGCTTACTGCACAGAGATACCACAGGAGGTATAACCAAGTATGAGCCTAGAAAAAGAAGCGAAAGACTTTGTATCTAGGAGACACGATCATTTCAAAGAAGGTGTACAGGAACGTATAGAAGCATTAGATAAGTTTATGACTGACAATTTGTATCACACTACTGAAACAAGGGAAGCTATAAAACATCTGATGATAGTACAAATGTGGGCAGAGCGTAGCTCAAGACTCAACGGTGTAAAAAAGTAAGGGCGCTAACTGCGCCCCTTCTTATTTGTAATACTCTCTCAGATAATCTACGTAGTCCATGAAGTAATGTAATTCTGTGATTGTCATATCACGTATACCTCCTTCAAACCCATATCTTTCTTTCATTGATTTCATAGCCTTGCTACGTAACTCTTTGTTGCCATGCTCTGTAGCTTTAGCTCTCATTGCACCTAGCTTAGTCTCACTAGTGCCATACTTCTTTAGTACCTTACGTAAGTCTTTCTTTACATCAGATACAACAGACTTGAGCATAGCACGTTTACCTACAAGGTCAGCGTTTATAAACTTCTTATCTCTTAGTAAGTTATCCGTAGCTCTTTCTAGCTCAGGAGCTACAGTCTCATTGAATATTGTGTCGTAAGCTGCCATGCTTGTTCGTTCACTAGCTGTCCAATCTTGCATGTTAGCCATAGAGTAGGCTTGTTCTGTAGATGTACGTGCAGGTTTAACTGTTATACCAAAGATCCTAGCCATAGGATTTGCATCCTGTATCTTACCTTTTCTAGATGCAACCCTTAGTTCTTCACCCGAAACTGTTTCTGCTTTATCTGTGATAGCTTCTATGACGTTATCAAAGTATCTTGTTGCACCCTGTGTAAACATCTGACCACCTGTCTCAGCTTGCCTTATATCCCTAGCTGCATCTGTTCCTGTGACATAGCCAGTGAGTTTGTTTACTGCATCAAGTGGTCTAGTAAAACCTGCAGCATAGTTACCAGTAAACTTACCTATCTCTTTGAAAGAAGCTTGTGCTAAGTCTGCATCCTGGTTTATCAATGTATCCATTATTCTAGTTACATCATTACCAAACTGTAAGTCTGTAGCAAGTTGTCCTACAGCTACCTGCTCACCAAACTTAATCATCATTTCTTTTGGTACAGTTTCACCATCTGCTCTGAGTCTACCTATACGTCCTGCAGCTAACCATAGAGAGAATGGGAATGTGTTACGAGCATCTATGATAGCACCACCAGTACCCTCAATCTCAAATACATCTAAACCTTTTTCACTTCTTTCTCTGTCATAATTCATTGCTAGACTAATTGCTGTTACACCTACTACGCTACGTGCTGCAGCTTCTAAAGTTTCTACATTACGCTTCTCTGACTTAGCTATAGCAGACATAAGTTGTACACCACCACCTACAGACCATTGGTAAGATGTAGCTACAACGTTGTTAAAGAATCTACCGAAAGGAAGTATTGTACCAAACAACGGTATGTTAGATATACTTTCAGTTAACTTAGCTGCACCTCTTAGAAGCTGATCATCTGTTGTGTAATCTTTTGAGAATACAGACTTGAGTGTAGTATCTATAGCACCACCGACTACACTGTCATCTATTAGATCAATATCTCCTGAGTTAAGCACATCTGTTAAGGTTCTATCTTTATGCTTTAGTCGTAACCGTTTGTCTAGCTCAGTCATAAACATCTGAGACTTAGTAAACGTATCTTGTACACGTACACCTGTCAGACGATTAGCACCATTAGCTACAGCTTCTACGCCTTTGAACCATTTAGCATCAGGATCAATATCAAAACGTTTACCTGATCTTTCAATACCACCAGTCACACTTTCAAATAAAACTTTCTCTATGTCTCTGTGCTGAGATAGAAAGTCCATATAGGAATCATGTGTAGTGTATGGGTCCATCAAGTTACGCATCTTTTGTGCTTGTATCTGATGAAACACTTTACCTTTACGTATTAGTTCTGAACCTGTCTTAGTAAACTTACCACCTGTAGCTAAACCACCAAGCATATAGGTACTACCTGTAACTACATCAGCTAATGTAGAACCTACATAAAACTGTGAGAAACCTGCAATGTTTAAACCTGTTGTAGCAGGTGAGGAGATAAGCAATCTACGCCACACACTTTGAGTATATGCTCCTAGCTTAGGACGTTTGATTTGCCCAGTAGCCTTGAGTACCTCTTCTTCCATCTGTTCTTTAAGCTGTGGGTTACGAACTAGATTAGTCATTGCATTATGTCCTGCAATAAGACCTGAATCAATTGTGCTTCTTACTTGAGACATCACTGCACCGTAAGTCATACCTCTACTAACATTGGATGCTATGTAGTCACCTATTTCCTGTGCTATCTCTGTAGTATCTCCAAGAGTATACCCAACTAGAGGCTGCATACGTTTAGCTATCGCTTGTAAATCATCTTCAGGCATTTGTCTTAGGGTGTTAGTCATTACATCTGTAACACGTACATTCTTAGGTATAGGTTTTCCTACCTCATCACGATATAGTTTTGCAACACCACCCTTACCATCTTCTCCTACCATAATAGTCTTTAGAAAGTCAGAGGGCATTACACCTGTTTGAAACATGTTGTCACCACGATTACGTTTTTTCTCCCAAGAATCTAGCGCATCATTTAACTCAGTGGTGTACTTCTCAATTCTTTCTTTTGATAGAGGTACTAATAGTTTACCTTCAATATCAGCCTCTAGCTCTGCCTTACGTTTACCTGCAACAAGCTTACCTTTAGTGTCTTTGAGTCCACTTACACCTTTTAGTTTACCACCTACAAGTTGAGCACCACCGCCAACAAGACCTAGTGCAGAACTAAATCCTGTCTGTAACAAGCTGTACTCTTCCTGTGCACCTGCATCTAGCATGACATTCTGTATCATGTTGTCGTGCAGCATAGCTAATGATCCATCGATACCTGTGGTAGCTAACAGTGAACCACGCACACCTTTCTTAGCTCTTTCATCTAAGAACTCTTTCTGTGCTTTCTTTTTGGCGTTATATATAAAGTTACGCTGCTCTTGCAGGGCTACACGTTCTTGTAACTTCTTAGCTGCAGGGCCTTTTATACCTTTTTCTACTATGCGTTGGGCTACTCGTTCTGCTGCTTCATCTGCAGCTTTCTTAGCACCCTGTGTTGTTGCACCAGACTTCGCTGCTCTTTGTCCTGCTTCTATAGCGGCACGTTTAACTAATTCTTTACCACCTTTTGTTATACCTAGAGATGCAGTTTTACCTAAACCGCCAGTAAGTAGACCAATATAGTTAGAAGGATCTGTAGCTGCAGCTTGGATATAGTCAAACACACCATCTACTGCACCATAGAAACCATCGTTTACAAACACACTACCTAGCTGATCATATAGTTTGTAGGCATCACCTGCCAATGCTTTATCTTGCTGACTAGCATTTGTGATGTGTCTTACTTCGCCACCTGTGTTTATGATGTTGGTGTTGAAGCTACGCATATGATCCACAAAGTCTTCTACAACATCTTCTTCAGTCTTATCATTGTACTGTATGCCTCTTCGAGACACCATATACCTACGAATAGTGCGTAAATTAGAAGCTTCGTACAAGTCTTTCTTCTTTAGCTTACCACCTTTATCAACAAGCTCACTCTCACTGCTTACAGGAGTAGGATCTATCTGCTCTACGCTTGGCGGCTCAATACGTTTAGGTGCAAGAATGTCATCCTTTGTAACGCTATACTGATCCATTAAGTCTAGGAAGGAATCACTCATATTAATACTCTACCTTCTAAATGCTTTTTGAAATTGTAAAGTTAAGAAGCCCATGTTGTATGGTAGTCTCTTGTTGTTTGCATCTGCCCACTCACTTAGTGATCTCATAATATCAAAGGCTTCTGAGTTTTCATCTAGACCTTGCTCTTGCATGTACTTAAATATATCTTCACCAGAGTCACTTAGTACAGAAAGATCTAGTTCTGTAATAGATCCTGTGTCCATACCTTCTTGTATCTCTTCATCAGTAGCACCAAATAGTTGCTTAGTCTTATCTCGTAAGCTTCTTATCTCATCGCCAGGCTCTAGCTCTGCCATACGTGCAGCAATAGTTTCACGCTTTACTTTACCTTGAGGTAACTCTATGAAGCCATTCTCTACAGCATTCTGTGCACCAACCTTAGTTGTAGGTAGGCCAAGTAGCTTCCTAGCGTTTGGCCCCATCTCATCCCACTCTTCAAAGGTAACTCTGTCTCTGTCCATAAAGTTAGCAGCTTTACGTATACCCATTTCTTCTGCAGTTTCTGGTACTTCCTCTACTTTCCTAGTAGTCTTAGGAGGCTCTAGCTCTACCTTTTTCTCTACAGGATCTTCTGTTTTAGGTTCACTAATTACTACATTCTCTGTAGTGTCTATCTCTTCTAAGTTTAATCTTTTGAGAGCTTGTTCTTCTACTGGACCTACAGGTGTTTCTTTACTTTCTAAGTGTTGTACTAGTACATCCCACCCTTCACTCTCTGGTGTGTAAGTATTACCACCATCTGTTTTTACCTCAGTAGGATTACCATCATCTCCTGTTTTTGTCACAGTAAAGTTAATATCTTTAAACAATTTCTTAGGCTCTGTAGGTACTTCTCCTAGTGCTTCAATAGTTGCTGCATCAACAGCACTACCTGTACCAAGAGCTTCACTACTTTGTTTTATTGTAGGAGATAACAATTCACGTAGGTCTTGTACATACTCTTCACCTACGTTGGCTAACATACTAGTCTCTAAATCTTCAAATGCAGCTAGTCCATATGTATCTATAGCATCATCGTATACCATTTGATACAGAGGCATCTCTACAGACTTTACTTTAGCTTGGGCCGCATTATATGCAGCTATTTGTGTTTTGATATTCTCATTGTCAGGACTTGTCTTTAAATCATTTTCGAGTTGAGTTAACCCACCCCTTTCATCAAATGCCTTTAATGTATCTAAAGCAGTCTCGTAATCAGTATCTAACTCTTCTCTATCTTTTTTCAAAGTTACAATACTATCAAGTACAAACTTCTTAGCTTTTAGATCAAAGCGTTTCATGTCTGCTATCACTGCGTAAGTAGATGGTTGTAATGCTTCATACTCTTGCTGTCTAGCTAACATATTTATATCTTCAGCAGTATATCCATCATAGATAACATCACTACCAAGTTTGTATTTAGATCTCATCATAGCTGCTTCACCAGTAAGTCTATCAAAGAAACCTATGTCTGGTTTTTCTGTAGTAGCACCTTTTGTTTCTAAGCCAAGGCCATACGTATTTCTTACGTACTGATCCATGTCCATGTCAAGAGCCTTAAAACCCTCTGGTAATTTTATGATCATGTCTACTTCAGTATCACTGAGCTTTCTACCGCCATTAGCCTCAACTGCTGTTTTAACTTTAGTAGACAAGTCTTGTATAGCTTGAGGTCCACTTGCTATTGCAGCTTGCATCTGTGCGGTACTTACACCCTGATCCTCTAAATAGTTAGTAAGACCTAGCACCTCATTGACTACAGAGTTACGTCTAGAGATCTTCATAATGTTATCTTTAGCTAACTGCTCTTGCTCTAATCTGTACTTACGAGCTTCTTTACCTTTTTCTTTTATGTTCGCTGCTGCTGTTGTAGCAAACCCTTCAGCGAAGGCTCTCCAATCAAATCCCATATTCTAAGCTCCTCTTGCCATCAAGCCTTGGGGTTCAGCCATTTCGCTTACTTCCATTTCATCTTCTTGAGGTACTTCATCTGTCTCTTCTTCCAGAGTACCTTGTACTGTTTTCAATAAGTCTAAACCTGGATCACCCTCTTTACCTTTAGCATCTGCTACAGCTAACTCTATGGCTAGTGATAAACGCTTTCTCTCACGCTCTTTGAGTTTCTCTTCAGGGTCTTCTATGTCATCTCTTACTTCTATGCCATACGTAGTCATTGATGCTTTGATGAACTCATGTATCACAGGAGACACAATCAGACTTACATCTACACTATGTAACCCATTCATAACACCTGTAGTCAACAGCGTCTTAACAAACGGAGCTACAGGCATATCACCACCAAATAGTACGGACAGGTCATCCATTACTTCTTCATCAGCTAACCTGTTGATGTAATATTTAGTTACCTCATCAGGGTCAGCCATCTCAGGTGGATTCTCCCAAGGCCAGTTCTTAGGTTGATCAGTTAATGACTGACCTGGTATTGGTGCTTCAAGAAATGATGCCATGTTATAATATCCTATTTAGTAAATCCTGCGCCAAAGTATAGTCCTACTATGGCTGATACAATGTGTGTGTCTAGTGGTGTGATTACAAAACCTTGTGCCATCTTCCACTGTATAGCTTCGTCTGGTCCAAACAACCAGTTCATAAAACCACCAGTTGCTTCAGTATATCCTACATATACACTTACTTCAGGATACCATACAGCGACTAGCTTTGGCAATACAATAATAGAGAACACAGCAGATAAAGCTATAAGCCTACGTGTCCATGCAAAGTGTGAATCATTCTTACCTGCGTCACGAGCATCCTTAACTGCAGACTTCCTGAAGTTAGCACGTTCCATGAGCATCTCATTCTGTGCTTGCTTAGACTTTATTGATTGACCCCATATAGACATTACCCCACCTAGTATGGTAGAGAAAAGCATGGTGATTAGTTCTAGTGGTAATCCAAACATTTTATAAAATTATCTCTTCATCTAAGGTATCTGTTTGATTGGGTTTTTCAGTTATATTTCCAGAATGTAAGCTTCTATCTGAAGTATAAGTTTCTACAATCTCACCTGACTCTGTTTGCCATTCAAATGTAGGACTAGCTCTAGTTCCTGAAACTACTACTTTATATATAGGAGTCCAATCATCTAGGTTTTCACCTATCATGTTAGCTTCTTTAGCTCTTCTCATTGAGAGTCCAGAAGAAGAATTACCTTGTGTGTGTATAGCGTCTTTCATTTCAGCTATAAATTCTTCCATTTCGTTTTCTTTTAGAGCCTCTTTCTGCCTTGGTCCAAATTCTCCTGTATTCCACAAGTAGCTCATTAAAGCTATATGATGCTTTTCGTCTACAGCAGAAAATATTTCCCTATTAGCATCTTTCTTTTCTTTTACATACTTATCTGAAAATGCAATAGCAAAATCTTCCATAGTGTCAAACTGAGAAGGTTCTAAATTATATTCATCTGCCTTTTCTTCTGTAATTCCATAACTATAAGTAGGAATACCAGTTAAAGTATCACCTTCTAGACCCTCTAAAACTCTTAAATCATCTACTAACTTTTTATTGAATGCAGCATTATATTTTTTAGCTTCATCAATAGGACTAAAACTTGATTCTCTTACAGGACTACCTAGACCACCTTCGGGTATATCTGTAGGCTGCTGCACCTCAACAGCACCAAGAGACTTATCAACAAGACTAGTAATTTCTTCATCTGACATCCCCTGCTCTTTTAGTACTTTCTTAACTTCACTCTGTACACCCTCTTCAGTCAAGCTTCCTGTAATGCCAATGGCGTTGAGGAATGCAGGACTAAGTATTTTACTATCTACGGTTACATCTTCTGTTGGTACAGCTTCGTCTGCCATTGAGGGTGGCTCAGTTCTGTCTACTTGTGTCTCTCCAGATGGCCTACCCATCAAGCCTTGTGATTCTGTCTGTCCTATCTCAAGTGTTTCGCTTTCACTGTCTACACTAGGTTGATTCTCTAGTGTTACAAAGTCTGTGTCCATTGCTGTATATATATCTTCTACTTTATTAGGAGAATCACCTAACGTAGAAACTTTCTTCATGGCATCTTGAATAGAGTCACTCTTTATTAGCTCAACATATTCATCTAGAACTTTGTCTTTGATTGTAGTTGTATTGTCTTCGCTAGGTTGTTCTGGTTCGTATCCATTGTCTCTGAATAACTGAGCTATACCTTTTAGAAAATTAGAGTCTAACTCTGTCTCTTCTGTTTCAGGTTTTGTACCTATACCACGATTCTTTCTAGCTACATCCTCTAGAGTTTGTTTACTCCTAGTAACAGAGTCAGTAAACCCACCAATGTCTAAGTCTAAACCATCTAATGTTTTATAGTTTGCCATTATTTTGGACCTGTTATTATTGCTCCTACGACAGAGCCTATAGCGTTAGCAAATGACCCACTTCTACTTGCTGCTGCAGTACTTGCTGCTGCTTCGTTAGCTAGTTCTTGTACTGCAATAGTTGTAGCACGATCAGCATTATTGTTTTCTAACTGGAATGCAAAGCTCATAAGGTCACGCTCACGTTGCCATATCTGATCCATGTTAGATGCAGTAAGTCCATTTATAATTTTAGCAAAGTCCATGTTGCTTTCGTTCTGTGTAGCTGTATTGATTGTAGCTATACTTTGTCTCCATGCAGCATTAGACTGTGCTATTACTAAACCATTTTGTGCATTGAACAAGTCACGCTGTTGTTGTATCTGAGAGTTAAACTCACGCAATGCATTCACACTGTTGACGTTAAACTGGTCCATAGCATTCTGTTGTGTAGAATTAAACTGTGAGGTTTGGTTAGCTAAGTTAGCAAAGAATTGATTTACTTGGTTCTCACTAGAAGCATTAAACTGCTCATTAGCATTCTCAGCAGCTTGGTCTGTAAACAAAGCCTGTATGTTTTGCTGTGTCTTGAACATAGATGTCTGTTGTTCGTTAGACAAGTTAGCCATGTCCATCTGTAAGAAGTTAGAAGCTTGCTGTACAGCAGCCTGTTGTCTATTAGATAAGTTAGCCATATCGAGTTGTGATAATGCAGCAGCCTCAGCCATCACCATAGCTTGTCTGTTAGACAGATTGGATAGCTCCATAGTGTTAGCTGCACGAGAATCTTCTAAGGCTATTTGTTGTTCAGCCGTGAAGTTCATGTTAGCAATGTCACCTATACGTGCAGAGTTAGCTACACGAGCTTGGAATGCTTGGTCAAACTCCATGCCCATAAATGTAGCACGTTGCTGTGCAGCAAGAATTTGTCTTTGCTGTCTGTTAGACAAGTTCTGTGCTTCAAACTGTGCTATAGTAGCCGCATCCATCTGAGCGATAGGTAGTGCAGCTTCCATTGCAGCTTGTATGACAGCTTGACCTGCAAGACTAGACGCACCAAGACCACGAGCAGAGAGTGTAGCCATTGCGGTACGCATAGATCCTGCAGCCCAAGCAGGTGTCTCACCACCCTCAAAGTCAGCCATCAATGTTTCTAGCTGACCTGCAACTGTTGCCTGTTTAGTTGGTGTAGCTTCTGCAGCTTGTATTGCTTCAGTAAATGTAGCAGCTTTGGTAGCATCTGCTTCACCAGATATTATCTCACCGTCTTTTATTTCTCTAGGATCAGGTGCATCAACTTTTATAGCATCTCCTAGTGCTGCTTCCATGCCTTTTATGGAAGTGTCAAATTGCTGTTGTGCGACAACATCTTTTGTAGGTGTGCCTGTAGATGCTTTTAATGCTCCTGTTTGTAATTTTACCTGTGGTGTAACAGTAGTAACATCTGCCTCTACAGGTTTAGAAGCTGTAGGTTTTACAGCTTGTTGTACAGTACCTACTGTAGCAGCTTCAGCAAAGGGAGCTATCGGTACAGTCATACCTGCATCTACTGGAATAAACTCACCTGCAGTAGGTTGTATCATAGCTGTTGTAGGTTGCATTGGCTGCATTGTTTGTCTTACAGCACTAGCTTGCATTTGAGCTAGTTGATCTGTAGTAAGACCACCTTCTTGATAACCTTGTACTGCACCGCCTTGATTAAACTTCTGTATGTATCCACCTATAGCCAAGCCTTTAGCTTTTGCAGCAGGGTTAGCTTCTTCAAACTTAGAGTGGCCTTCTCGTGTCTTAGGACCATTGTAACCCATCTTGCGAAAGATACGGTCTTTACCTTCTAGAGACATGGTATCCATCAAGCCACCTTCTGCAGCAGCTACAGTTTCTGTAGTGTCTACTGTCTGCTGTGCACCTTCCTGATTACCTACTGCACTAGCTGCATCTTGTGTTTTTTGAGTGACCTCACTTAAACGTTTAAATCCTGGTGGTACATATGTAGTAGGCTGACCATTGAACTCAGTGATCATTATTTGCTGACCTAAGTCATTACCATATGGCACAGTCTGATAGCCTTGATACACTGCAGGATAAGCAGCCCCTGTTCCTGGCTGAGTCGTTACAAGTGTTTGTGGTACTGCACCTTGTGTACCTGCATACTGTGTTTTGTAAGATACTTGTCCTGGTACTGCAGATAGCCCACCCGTTTGTGTTGTTGTTGCTACTGTGCCTGGACCAGATCCTGCTGTTGGTACTACATCCTGATATGTCACTGGTGATACTTGCTGCATTACTGTTTGAGATACATTAGGGTCAATTGTAGCTACATCACCTGCTTTTACTTGTTGTACAGTTGTGGGAGGAGTCACAGATGTAAAGTCACCACCTGCTACACTGGAGTCTACAGTCTGCATGTAGTCACCTGCTGTTAATCCTGTTGTACCTGTTGTATCATCAGTATCGTCAGTACCATCTGTTATATCATCATCATCTGTATCATCATCGTCATCTACAACAGTTATGGCAGACTTGTTTATGTTTATAATTTCATCCGCTAAAGTTTTAACTCTACTTATTTCTTCAGATGTTTTACCTTGTGTGCTTGAAATAGTCGCTATACTATTTCCCGAAGCATCGGTTAAGTTTACAGAAGAAGCCTTGTCTCTTTGAAGAAAACCTCCTCCACCAGATGTTACATTAGCATCCGTATATCCTATAGCTTCTGTGGTACTTGCAGCAGCTTCTGCAGCCTGTTTAAAACCTGCAAATTCTTGATTAACTTTAAATATGTTTCTATTTATTTTAGTCGAAGTGCTTTTCTTTTTATCTATACCTTTAGTTTTATTAAAAAGCAATGATTCTACTGTTTTTGTACCGTCTTCATTAGTAGTTACTTTAACAACACCATTACCCATATGGCTTGCTCTAGCTTCATATACCGTTCCATCTGGAGCAGTAAATGAATCCACCACAGAAACATTATTTGAATACACACCTTCAGTGTCAATGTATGCTAAATCATTTACTTTTGCCATACTCTATTCCTTATTTACCCATTGTCATCCATACCGCACCTGCAATAAATGTCAGGACTCCAACGGTAGATACTTTTACTAATGTTGACCATATTGATCTGCGTGTATCTCTCCACGCTTCTATTAAGTTACGCATCTCTAGTATATCTTTTTGTGCATCATTATCAAGTAGCCCGATAGAACGCAGTGCCTCTTTAGCACCACGCCTAGCTGCGTTATCTAGCATTGTCTCTATCTCT